AGATTGAATTTTGAAACATTGTTTCGTATCGTAAGATGGGATTACAACCGTTGCTTTAAGGATGAATCACTGGACAAGGATTTGTTCATAGAAAAATACGGGAAAGTTATGGGTGAACATTATTATAACAAGTTTGTCCATGAATTTGACGGAAATATTCTGAAGATGGTTGGTTACTTCAGAGGTTCCGAAAAAGAGGGGCAAGTCTTCTGCGATATGATAACCGAACGTATTGAAAAATACGAAAAGAGAATGTCATATGATAAAGGTAAGTTAAACAATTAAAAAGATATTTATATGAACAATTCAATGGTCGCTCACTTGTGGGCTCATGAACAAGAAGAATCAGCATCAGGGAGCAATTTCTTCTTTGAAGGTGCAAGTATTTATTCTTATGGGTATCACTTTGAAATCGGAAGAATAGTAAAAAACAAACAAGGGAAGAAAGCATACCTGATAAATGAAGATTATTATTCTGCTACCACGAGCAAACATCAATGCTATGCTCGTAATGCGATACCAACTTGGGCAATGGTTCTCAGTGTAGGGGATAATATATCGGATACTGGTAATATGAGGTTCGTTGCCAGCAAACTGGAATCAATTAAGAAGTCTATTGAAAAATACAAAAGAGCTAAAACAGAATTATCTTATACAGATATTTGGGGCGCTTTTGGGAATATGATGGATTACATTCAGTTCTTTAACATGGGAACTGCTAAGAGTATCCTTAAAAAGAGTGCTAATGATTGGCTTGGAACCAATCATGAATTATCCAAGAGCGGAGATAGTATCAAGCGTAAGCACGTACATGAATTAAAACGCATCTTTCAAATTTTATTGGATCATCAAGGATTAAAAGTGTTAGGGACCGTAAATGTGATTGTTGATGAAGTTTGCGGGGAAGGTACATGGATTAAGTATTCAGAAAGATCTGAAAGATGGAGAAAGGGTGAGGAAGAAAGAGAAAGAATAAAATTAGAGAGATTAAGAAAGGAAGAAGAAGCCCGTTACAAGGATTTTGATGAAAAACTGGAAGAGTGGAAGTCAGGAGAAATCAATTTCTTGAATACACCTTTCTATATTCCTGGTGAAAAACCTAACGCCTGGATTCGTATAAAAGGAAATATTATTGAGACAAGTAAACAGATAAAGATTGGAATAGCAGAAGCCAGAAAACTGTGGCGGGCTGTGTCGGCAATGCACCGGGGCGCCGAGTTTCGGCACGGTCTGGTGGAGGACATCACCGGTCACCAGTGGAGTCTAAATCGGTACGAAAACAATTTGCTAACCGCTGGATGTCATAGGATAGCATATAACGAAATGGAGAGAATAGCAAAACAACTGGGATGGGTTTAAGTAACCCATCTTGTTTTATTGATTACATAATTAAAAATAAAAAGATATGGAAAATCCAATTATTGTTCCGTTTGATTTAAATACGGCGAGAAAAATTAAAAGCGGAGAAATAGAAGGTTCAGTATTAATTGGTAATATTAAAATAGAATTTGTATATGAGTCAAAAGACTGTGCAGATCGTTATAATTTACTTTTTGTAAAAAAGATGAATCTGGGATAAGTGCTATATATGCCGATACAGAAGGTCGTACTTTTTTCAACAACGTTCTGGAATTGGAAGTAGAGGCTGGAGCGTATTTTAAGAAAGGAGATGTATTAATAAGCACGCTTGGGAACCCATTTATATATAATGGTATTATTAATAGAGAAGGAGATATGGGATGCATATATGGTATATCGGCATATGGCGAGATTACATCTGAAGAAGTTCCAATATGGACAAGTGTGTGTGGTGAGGATAAATCCAAGTATGTTAGATTAGCCACAGAGGAAGAGAAAAAATCTTTTGCTGAAAGAATTGCTAATACAGAAAACCTTAAAAAAGCAGGAATAATAAAACAATATCTAAGTGAGTACGAATACTTGCTGACTAAAGAAAAGAAATGCGATTTTAAGCCATTCGATCAAGTCTTGGTGAGAGCAAGCAATTTGGGAAATTGGAATCTACACTTATCTGCCAGAGTAAGAGAAGAAGAATACAAATATGAATGCTTGGGAGGTTTGAGATACAAAGAGTGTATTCCATACCAAGGAAATGAGCATCTTTTAGGAACTAATAAAAGCAAATAAGATCATGGAACAGAGAACAGCAACAATTCCGTTTGATTTAGAAACGGCGAAAAAAATAAACATAGGGGAAATAGCAGGTCGTATTGTGACAGAGAAAGGACAAAATAGAGCAGAAATCGTATATGAAGACAATTCGTCAAATTGTCCGTTATTGGTTGTAATTCATTCGATTTCTGTATCGGCAGACTGGTTTTCTGCTACAGGAAAAGCACTTAGCAGCGAAAATCGCCTCCTTCTTGAAGTCCCGGAATATACTACGTTTAAAGATGGAGAGGTGTTAAGTAATAAAGATGGTAGCTATATCTTTATTTTAAATACACATGGGAAATATTTAACATCTTTTTATGCCTCTTTAAATCAAAAAGGTATTCTTAAAATAGAAGATGGTTTATCTGCTTGGGAAAATCAGATAGAAAAATACAGATTTGCCACTGAGTCCGAAAGACAAAAGTTGGTTGACGCATTAAAGGCAAGCAAAGAACCTGAAGCTAAAGAGTATCTGAAACGCTTCTTCGGGATTGAAGAAAAACCGAAATATGATTTTAAGCCGTTTGACAAAGTGCTGGTAAGAAAAGAAGGAAATAAAAAATGGAATATCAGTTTGTTTGCAAGGGAAATTGTGGACGATTATAATGGATTGCCTTATAAGTACGAATGTTCCAATGGAACATTATGGGATTATTGTATTCATTTTGAGGGTAATGAATGTCTTTTAGGAACTACTGAAAATCCAGAAAAAATGAAAATGGTAAAATTATCTGATTTTTATCCTTATGACAGAAACAAAGGAGGAATACAGGAATTGCATCATAAAATTGAGTCCAAAACACTTCAGTATTGGGGTGAAGATAGTGGTATTCTGATCGGCATCACTCCGATATATAAGAGACGTTTGTGGAGCGAAGAAGTGAAAGTTGTAAATGATAAAATGACAAATATGAAAACAAGAACATACGAAGGGGTGCAGCACGGAGACTGGGTAAGATGTGTCTTATGTGGAGCACGAATGCTTCTTCCATGTGGAGCTGACAAATGCCCAGAATGTAGCAGTGAAGGTACTTTAACGTGGGTAGATGAAGATAAGCAAGAAATGGATGCTAAACATCTGGATTGTCTTGTTCCAATACGCAAATTGGAGTTACAAGAATATCTGTCCCCAGAAATTTTGAAAATGGAACATATATGAAAATAGAATACATACAAAATGTAAATGCGGTGCAGTCACTATCAGATTTGATAATGGAGCTTCGAATAGCATGTTTTGGGAAACATTTGAAAAATTGGATTTGGATGCTGGTGATGCCACATGGCTTCACCAGTCCTGCTGCTGCGACCACTGCGTCAACCATTGGGGAATAGACTTATGCGATTGTGGATCAGAACATAAGGTAGGAGAATGTGAATGTGGATCCCAAAAGGCACATGATACATTAGGGATTAAATATGATTCGTTTGGAGCAATATTAAAAAACTTTGGATAATGGATATAGTGAGCAAATACACCGCCTTGTTAGGACAAAAGAAACTAAAAGAATCATTTGTGAAAGATTTGGAGCTTGTATTATCAAGAAAAGATCCTAATATAGAAAAAGGGAAACTTAATTTCATTCGTTATTCAGAAATGAAAAATTGGAGTGTAAGAGAGTTGTTTGGTGAAGACTTGGAACAAGCTGATAGGGCTTTAATAAACAAGGTGTATCATATGCTATTTGATATAGGTTCGGATTTTGAATCGGTTATAAGAATGCTATATAGCTTTCGTAACGGACCTAAATCGGGGATAAAAGTGGCGGATCCAGAGGATAATTACGAATGGACTAACAAGGACGGAAATGAAAAATATTCTACTAAAAATCTCCCAAAAGCGCATTTTAGATGGGATTGGAGAAGATATACCTTATCAAAAGAATCAGTTGATAAAATAACGGAGTTTGTAGACACCATATTAAAATCATAGAGAAATTATGAACGAAGTAATTTTAAGCAACATGTTAGGATGTCAGCGGATTAAAGCACAAAGACGTATCGTTTGCTATCTCACTGACGGAGCATGATAGCGTACAATTGCTTGACGATGATAGCCGTGAAAAATCCGGAAGTGAGACATATTACGAACGTAAATGTGATGCGCTGTTTGACATTGACGGACGCGGCAATACGGAACGCCTTGTGGCCAGAAATCCAAAGTTGAAAAATTTGCTGAAAGATGGCGAGTATATACCATCTCTTGGTCAATTAAATTTAATGGCCCATTATATGGACGAACTAAACAAAGCATTCGCTTATGTTTCGGCATCTCCCCTCTCCTCG